ACATGGGATTTTTCGATCTATTCACGCCAAAGGTTGAGGCTGCCGTTCCAGTCGAAGCCGCCAACGTGGACGCAGCTGCTATTGCGCCGTATTTCAGCGAAGTAGGAAATCTATTTCTATTCGGCGGCGTAATAACGGCTTCGCGTGCCGAAGCAATGAGCGTGCCAACATGTGCGCGCGCGTTGGGAATCATTCAGACAATTGCTTCACTTCCAATGCACACACGCAACGAAGCAACAGGCGAAAAGGTTTCACAACCACGCGTGATCAATCAACCTGACCCACGCATTCCAGGTGCAACGTTTTGGTCATGGATTATTTCAGATTTATTCTTTTTTCCTTCAGCGTATGCCTACGTTATGGAACGCTATGCAGACACAGGCAAAATTCGTGCAATGGAAAGAATCGCACCTGAGCGTGTAACGATTCAGACCAACGGCATGGGTTATGAAATTGTTTCGTATCAAATTGACGGTGCTTATGTTGACCCGTCAAACTTGGTTGTCTTCCAGGGCACGCAAGAAGGTTTGCTGAGTCGTGCAGGTCGTACGATTAAGGCTGCTGCTGCTCTTGAACGCGCTGCAATGAATTTTGCCGTCGAACCAATTCCACAAATGGTTTTGAAGTCAAACGGAACATCACTTCCAGCAGATCGCGTTTCAAAGTTGCTGACCGCATGGCGTACGGCACGCGCTAACAAATCAACGGCGTTTTTGAATGCTGACGTGACACTTGAGACATTGGGGTACGACCCAAAGAATCTTCAGCTGAACGAAGCACGCAATTACGTTGCACTCGAACTTTCACGTGCATGTGGTTTGCCTGCATACTTCACAGATTCTCAACAGTCATCATTTACTTATTCGAACGCGCTTGATAAGCGTCGCGACCTGGTTGATTTTGCATTCCGTAATTTCATGTCAATTATCGAACAACGTTTGTCATTTGCTGATTTCACACCAGCAGGCAACCGCGTTTCATTTGATCTTGACGATTTCCTACGCGGCAACCCTTACGAGCGCGCGCAGGTTTATGAAATCTTAAATCGTATCGGCGCAATGTCGATCGACGAAATACGCGAGGAAGAAGACATGCTGCTATGAAAAAAGTGATCACACCAATGCAAATCACGGCTGCCGATTCAAACAGTCGCACAATCACCGGGCGCATTGTCACGTTCGAGGAAACTGGCAACGCTTCAATTGGCAAGGTGCAATTCGCTAGAAATTCAATTGAACCAACACCAGTTTTGCTTAATCTTGAACACGATCGCACCCGTCGCATTGGTTCAACACTTTCAATGACTTCCGACGATAAAGGAATTGAAGCAACGTTTAAGATTATCGAAACAACCGCAGGCAATGACAGTTTGGTCGAGGCAAGCACTGGAATGCGTGACGGGTTCAGCGTAGAAGTTTCATTTGACGAATACGAAACATTGAAGGACGGCACAGTCCGCATTCTTGCTGGTGAATTGACAGGCGTTGCACTTACAAGCGAACCTGCAATTCGATCAGCACGCGTTGAATCAGTTGCTGCAACAGAAGAAGAAATTTCAGATTCGACAATCGAAACTGAAGCACCACAACCAACAGAAGGAGAAGACGAAGTGGAAGACACCGTCAAAGACGCTGCAACCGCCGAAACGGTTGAAGCCGCCCAGTCAATCACCGCAACTGCAAACGCAGTTGGTGGTTGGAAAGCAACACCACGAATCGAACTAACTGCTGCAAAGTACCTTGAGAATAAGGTTCTTGCTGCAACAGGCGACGAATCAGCACGTCAGTATGTTCTTGCTGCTGACAACACAACAGACAACGCTGGACTTGTTCCAACACGTCAGTTGACTGAAGTCATCAACGGACTATCTACAACGATCAGACCGTCAATTCAAGCGATTTCAGCGGGCGCACTGCCTGACGCTGGAATGACTTTTGAAATTCCAAAGATTACAGTTGCACCAACAGTTGCAGTCACTGCTGAAGACGCAGCGTTTTCAGAAACTGACCAAAATTCCGCGTTCTTGAGCGTGGACGTCAAAAAGTTCGCGGGACAACAAAAATTCAGCGTGGAGTTGTTGACAAGGACTAGCCCTTTATTCTATGACGAGTTACTGCGCAACATGGTTGCTGCAATGGCAAAGGCACAGGACGCATACGTGAATTCAGTTCTCGTTGCTGGTGCAACTGCTGACGGCACTGCAATTACAACATACCCAACAGCTGCTGAGTTGCTTGGTTTTGTTGCACGTGGTTCAGCAAGCGTTTATGGCGCAACTGCTGGACTTGCAAATCCATTTGCACGCAACATTCTCATGAACACTAGCCAGTGGTCAAACGTGATGTCACTAAACGACTCAGGGCGTCCAATCTATAACGAAGTAACAAATCCAATGAATCAGCCAGGTCTTGCAACTCCAACGTCACTTCGCGGACGCGTTGCAGGTCTTGATCTATACGTCACTGCAAACACTGCTGCGACAACAGACACAGATGATTCAATCTTGATCATCAATCCTGATGCATACACATGGTATGAGGGGACTTCATACCAGTTGCGCGCAGAATCAACCGCTGACGGTTCAATCACAGTCGGCGTTTATTCATTCGGTGCTTGCGCGACAAAGATCGCTGCTGGTGCATTTGGTGTGAATAAGTCGTAATCGACAAAAACTAATCATGCGGCGGGTTCTCCCGATCTCGCCGCAGCCGATCGAAAGGAAACGGACATGCCAGCCATTGTCACTGCGAGTCAATTGCGGACGGTGCTTGGCGTGTCCGTTTCACTTTATTCAGACGCCTATCTTGACGAAATCATCAACACCGCCGAAGCCGTGATTTTGCCCATGCTTGTGGCAAACACTTCAGCAATTCAGTCGTACAAACTAGAATCAAATGTTGCTTATTTCTACACCGAAAGAAATCATCATTTTGTGGCAGGTCAATCAGTCATTGTGACTGGTCTGCCAGCACCATTCACCGCGACACATACCGTCGTGACCGCAACGCCTTATTCGTTCACCGCTGCATTGACTTCATCAAATGTCACATTGCGCGAGATCATTCCAATGGGCACTGCAACACTTCAGGGCTATTCAGCAGCTGATTTATACGCAACCAGCGCACCAATCGAATCTGCAATTTTGGCAGTAAGCGTTGAAGTCTTTCAGTCGCGCGTCGCCGCTGGTGGACAGATCGAGGGCGTGGACTTTACTTCGACGCCGTACCGCATGGGACGCAGCCTGACCAACCGTGTTTCAACATTGCTAATGCCATTTTTGGACGTGGAAACGGTCGTTCAATAAGTGACCGCCAATGCCGTCTCCGATACACGTGCAGCCTTAGCAAACGCCTTCAGTGCGCTATCTGCGAACGTGTACCCAAGCGTTCCTGAATCCCCAATCCCGCCCGCCATTGTGGTCGTTCCTGATTCGCCGTACATGGAAATTGTTCTCATTGGCAAGGCTTCAACAAAGGTCAAAATCAATTTTGCAATCACCGCCATTGTTGCTTCCAATAGCAACGCAGGTTCACTGGATAACCTGGAAAAACTCATCATGGGAATTCTTGCGGCAATGCCCGCAGGATACGTTGTTGGACAAATCGAAAAGCCGACGGTCTTAGAAGTAGGGCAGTCACCAATGCTTGTCGCCGACATCAACGTTTCGACGTACTACACACAGACAACTTAGGGGACAAAATGCCAACGACAATCATTACTGGTCGCGATTTAGTCGTGACCATTGCAACCGTTAACTATGACGCGCAGGCGACCAGCGCGGTTCTAGCCAACTCACCAACAGTCGAGACATACCAAACACTTGACGGCAAGGCTTACAAGCACATTGACGACCAGTGGACATTTGACAGTTCAATGCTGGCTGACTGGGGCGCGTCAGGTTCATTGTGCGAAGCACTATGGACTGCATGCGAAACTGCGCCAAATACAGTTTTGGCAGTGTCATTGACTGCCGTTACTGGTGCAGTCTTTACATTCAACGTCATGCCAGTATTCCCAGCAGTCGGCGGGTCAGCACCTGACGCACAGACCGTTGACCTATCATTCATTGTGGTGGGAACACCAACTGAGAACTTCAGCTAATAAACAACTAATCGGGAGACAAAATGAAACTACCAATAACAATTGAATACAACGACGGGGTGCAGGCTACGTACACGGCTGCACCACCTGAGTGGGTTAAGTGGGAGAAGCACACGGGGAACACAATTTCCCAGGCACAGGAAAAAATCGGGATTTCAGACCTGGTATTTCTTGCCTATCACGCCATGAAGCGCGAAGCCGCTGGGAAGCCAGTCAAGCCAATCGAAGCATGGACGGAGACAATCTCCGAAGTGATCGTCGGTGAAGCAAACCCAAAAGCCACCCAGTCGGAAGCCTTAGCAGAATAGTTTGGGAGATAGCCCTGGCGACGGGGCTATCACCAAATGAGTTTGAAAGTGCCGAAGACATTTTGACGGTCATTGAAATTTTAGAAAGGCGGGCAAATGGCGACTGACGCGATCAGTTATGACAAAGCGGAATTGCGCGCCATAACCCGTTCCTTCAAAGCAATGGACGAAGAAGCAACCAAGCAGGCGAAAGTCATCAGCAGCGAATTGGCAGACTATGTGCGTTCAAGCGTGATCGACGCTGCCGCAACCAGCAACACAAATCAGACTGCGAAAGTCAGAATTGCCACTGGTGCAAAAGTTTCAAAGTCATCAAAAATTGGCGAGATCAGCTACGGATTTGCGCAGCAAAAGTTTTCAGGCGGCGGCACGACGCAGCAATTGTGGGCGGGTAATGAATTCGGTTCAAATACAAAAAAGCAATTCCCAGTGTGGTCAGGTCGCGAAGGTCGCGGTTCACGCGGTTGGTTTATCTATCCGACATTACGCAGAATCCAACCTGAGATCGTCAAGCGTTGGGAAAACGCGTTTGTCAAAGTTGTGAAGGAGTTTGACTAATGGCTGGCAGTCGTACCCTTAAACTTTCGATTCTTGGTGACGTTGACAATCTCAACAAATCGCTGAAGACCGCTGGCAAGGACGTCGAAACCTTCGGCGACAAAATGGGCAAGGTCGGCAAAATGGTTGGCGCGGCGTTCGTTGCCGCTGCCGCTGCCGCTGGTGCATACGCAATCAAAATCGGCGTCGAAGGCGTCAAGGCTGCCATTGCTGACGAAAAGGCACAGACACAATTGGCGTTGGCGTTGGAAAATGCCACAGGCGCGACACAGGCACAAATCGCAGCAACTGAACAATCGATTCTTCAAATGTCATTGGCAACTGGTGTTGCTGACGACGAATTGCGCCCTGCGCTTGGTCGCTTGGTTAGATCGACGGGCGACATCACGAAGGCGCAAGACTTACTTTCAACCGCATTGGACATTTCAACCGCAACGGGCAAGCCGCTTGAAACAGTTGCGAACGCGCTGGGCAAGGCGTACGACGGCAACACCGCGTCACTGGGCAAATTGGGCATTGGTCTTTCAGCTGCTGAATTAAAAACCATGAACTTTACACAGGTTCAAGGAAAACTTTCAGATTTATTTGGTGGGGCTGCTGCACGTAACGCGGACACCTACGCGGGACGAATTGCAAGAATGCAGGTTGCCTTCGACGAAGCAAAAGAAACAATTGGTTTTGCACTGCTGCCAATCCTTGAAAAACTCATGGGATTCATCAACAACAACGCATTGCCAATCATCAACGCATTTTCAGGCGCGTTCAGCCTTAACGGCAACGGGCTTGGCGGCGTCATCACCACATTGGGCAACATCATTGTCAACACCTTCACGCCGATCATCAATGGTTTGTTGAAGGCATTTGGATACATCAAAGACGCAATCGGTGACAACCTAGACACCTTCAAAGAATTCGGCGGCTACATTGCGACCTACCTTGCACCCGTCATTGGCACGGTATTGGGTGGGGCATTACAGGTTGCAGGCAAAATCGCCGGGGGTGTCATTGACGTCATTGCAGGCGTTGTCAAGATTTTGAACGGTTTGATTTCGGGTGCGGTTGCTGGAATCAATGCCTTGATTTCTGCGTACAACGCAATTCCATTTTTGCCAAACGTCGGAAAGATTACGACGCCAACGGTGAGTGTGCCAACAATTAAGACACCAACCGTTTCAACTGCCGTGCCCAAGATTCCAACAATTTCCACACCTTCAACTAGCGGCACAACGACCACGTCAAGCGGGGGCGGCGTTTCAACGGCTGCAAAGGTTGCTGCAACTGCCGCTGCCGCTGCGACGAATGTTGTCTCAGGCAACTTCAACCCTGGTTCATTCCGTAAGGCTGAAGCCGAATCAATGGGCACAACGATCAACCTGACCGTGACTGGTGCGTTCGATAAGGAAGGCACTGCACGAACAATCGTGGACACGTTGAACAATTCCTACTATCGCGGCACAGGCGGCGCAACTAACCTGCAAATCGCATGACCCAGTGGAATCCAATTTGGAAGGTTGAAATTGACGGTGTTTCGTACACCAACGCGGTTTTGGCAAATCTTGCTATTCGCAGCGGTCGAACAAACATTTATGAGCAGGCGCAGGCAGGTTACGCCAACATTCAGCTGATCGACCTTGACCAAGCGACAATCCCAGTTTCAATCAATAGCAGCATTTCAATTGAAGTGCAGGACACGTCAGGCACATACGTTCCCATTTTTGGCGGCAGTGTGGTTGACATTGTCATTGAAGTGCGCGACGTAGGTTCGACGGCATTCACGCAGACTTATTCGATCACGGCATTGGGTGCGTTGTCCCGACTTCAAAAAGCCTTGACCGACGGCGTTTTGTCAAAGGATTTTGACGGCGATCAAATCTTGTCATTGCTGACTGACTTGCTTGTCAACTCATGGAATGAAGTGCCCGCCGCATTGGAATGGCAAAACTATGACCCAACGGTCACATGGGCGAACGCTGAAAACACTGGGCTGGGCACAATTGATACACCAGGCGAATACGAGTTGCAGGCACGATCATCAGAACGAACCAACGTTTATTCGTTGGTTTCGGCGTTGGCAACTTCAGGGCTGGGTTACATTTACGAAAACGCATTTGGGCAAATTTCCTATGCAGACGCCACGCACCGCAGCCAATACCTATCAACCAACGGCTACGTCGATCTCACTGCCAATCAGGCGCGTGCAGCAGGGTTGCGCGTTGAAACCCGCGCAGGCGACGTTCGCAACCAAATAACGATTCAATACAAAAACGGTCAAGAAGCCAGCGCGACCGACGCAACTTCAATTTCGGTGTACGGCAATCTTGGTCAGATCATCACCACAACCCTTGAACACACCGTGGACGCTGAGTATCAAGCAGATTTCTATTTGGCATTGAGAAAAGACCCGCAGGCTATTTTTAGCGAAATCACGTTTGACCTGACAAATCCTGAATTGGACGATTCAGACCGTGACAATTTGCTGAACGTTTTCATGGGCGAAGCGGTGGCAATCAACGACTTGCCTGCCAACATGGGTTCGATCTTCCAGGGTTTCGTCGAAGGCTGGTCATTCCAGGCTGGCTACAACACACTTTCAATTTCATTGATCGTTTCGCCAACTGCCTATTCATTGCAGGCATTGCAGTGGGACGAAATTGCAAACACTTATTCGTGGTCAAGCGTGTCGCCGACACTTGACTGGGCACGTGCAACAATTATCACCTAAGAAGGAGATCAACTATGTCGAACCCCACAAATCCGTTCAACTGGCAAATGCCGACGGCGAGTGACCTTGTCACGGACTTGCCTGCTGA